ATTTCCTGCAAAACAAGTTCTTTGGAAGAAGCGGTCACGGTTTGTCCACGAAGGGCAGCACGACCTTGTTTGGTAATAAACCAAACGGCATTGCTGTCAAAAACCGAGGGCATACGTGATTCCATATTCAGACAATCCTGTACTTCAATGGTATCTGCGGTCTGACGATAGACAGACAGTATGGAAGGATCATTGATGATGCCCAACGGTTGCTTCCCACCTGTACCCTGGATAAAGGATTTGTCGGTGTAATAATACCAAGCTGCTCTGAACAGTCTGGTAAGATAATTGATCAGATTGATAACCGAATCATCCAACAGAGTATTGGTAATTTCCGTATAACCTGCAAGCTCATGGACGATCATTTCAACCATGCCAAAGGTCGGTTCGGTCTCTGCCTTTTCACCACCTTCCTCTGTCCACTCAAAGGAGACTCCAGCAAAATGATCAAAACCTGCATCCTGCACATCGGGGTTTTGTTGCAGTTTCGGAAACTGAATTTTCTCACCAGCCATAGGCCAAACGGTTGCTTTCGACCATACCAGAGTGTCTTCAGCATCATACATGATCATGATGTTGCGGAATTCTTCCGGTACAAGGTAGCCACCTTCCGTATCAACGGTCTCAGACATAAACTTACTGACAACACCTGTCTTCAGGTATGCAGCAAAGTCTTTGGCCCACTCCTGCATTTCTTGAGAAGCAGCAATCCAGGGGTTTGACTTGTTGTTCAAATTGATGATCGAACCTTTTTGAGTGGTCATCACACCACCGTCAATTTTAAAAGATCCATTGCCAAATTCAATCATCTGTTTTGTTTGCTGCTTATCAAATGGATGTTGAACATCATTCTGCAATTCTGCAATCATGGTTTCAACCGTACCCTTGATTACAGCGGAGAACTCATCCCCACCCATATAATCTTTTACTTGGGTGTTAAGCAGTTTAATCAATTCGTCCTTATTAAGTTTCATAACTAAAATCCTCCCTATAATAAAATTAGAGTAATTAAGGTTTAATGTTTATTTTGTCTTCTTTTTCCAAATTAAAAATTTCTTTTAGTTTTTGTCTAAAGACGCTATCAACTGTTTTAGCGACTTCCTTTGTTTCCAATGCATCATCATCAATTTCAATGACTTCATCGGAATTGGATTTATCATCGTCAGGGGATATTAACGAATCATCAATTTCGATTTCATCATCGGTTTTTGATTTAGATTTATCAGAATCATTATCATCTATTTCAGGTGTAGAATCAACACCTTTTTCATTAATTAATTTTTTAATACCATCCAACTCGACCAAAATTTTATCAAAAACCTGATCAAAGCCAGTGGCAAGACCCTCTGCCATTTTAAACATTTGTGTGGAAATCATTTCTTCAATAGCCTTTCCAAGTTCAAGAATAATTTCTTCCTGAGACTTTTCATTGGCTTCTGGTTCAAGATCGTTATCGACCACCTCATCCTCAGTCGGTACATCATCATTGGTTAAAACTTTAGGTTCATCGAATTCAGGAAGTTTCGCTTCTTCTTCCTGGGTATCAACTTCCCATTGTTTATCTTCATCCACCAATTCCCAATTATAATAAAATTGTTTATAAGTCGGTTCATTGTTTTCTGTGATCCAATTTTTAATATCATCAGTACTCCACTTTTCAGGATCAAAGTAATAACCAACAGCAACTTTTTGCTCATCGTTATCATATGCAAAAAGAGTTTGAATACTGCCATCTCCATAATCGACAACTTCCGGTGTACGGTATTCGGCAAACTGTTCACGAACTGGATAAAAAAGACCGCTTTCGGTTTTGGCAAACAAAGGAGCATATCCCAACTGCAAAAGGTTTTTCTGATCATCGGACAAATCATTTTGAAGCACCGTGGCATTGGGATTGGCAGGAACGGTTACTGCGGAAATTTCAAGCAATTCCTGTTTCATAAACTCCATACCACCACTCCAACGATTTTCTTCATCTCTCCAATCAAAATCAATACCTCTAAAACCAACTGAAAAAGAAGTCAGAAAACCATTTTTATACTTATTATAGATTTTCATGCTTTGATCATCATCGGCATCAAATTGAGGTTTGAACATCAGCTTCTTTGCAGTTTTATCTACCCATGTTCGCAAAGACTTGGCAACCGGAATTCCCCAATAATCATGACTCCAGGGAACCATCGGGTTCTTTTTAAAGTTTTTCAAATTCCATCCATCCTGACGAATGATGTCCTTATCCCGATCCTCATCTTCAGTAGAAGCCACGGCAATAAAGGATTTCTCCTTATCATCTAATTGTTCAATTTTTTCCACCGTAACATCCATTGCCTTAACCGGATCACCATCTTTTTTAACGGGGCGACCATCTCTTGCTAAAATGTTGTAAGCCATAATTTTTACTCCTTTACAATTGTACAATCACAAGTAAAATTTAATATTTCATTCGGGAATCTCAAGCGCATATTGCCTATTTGAAAATTATCCTCAGACACATTATTTTTTAATTTACCCTTGTGTCCACATTCATTGGAATTTACAACCCAATGCATTTCAGATTTGTTTTCTCTAAAGATTAACCATTTAGCATAGTTAATACACGCTCTGGACAAGGAATTTGTTATTTTGGAAAGCCTTGGATTTGATGCTAATTGATCTTTTAAATAATCATCCCACTTTTCATTTTCCCATTTGGGATTTTTTAATAATGTGTTCTTATACTCGTCTACTACCTTATCCACCATTGGAGCAATCCAATCTGACATATCAATAGGATTATCAACTGAGATTGTTTTTTCTCCTAAGTATTCAAGCATATGAACGACCATACCAACGGTTATATCAGAGAATATATGTTTTAAATCTTTATCGATACTCTCTACTTTTGAACTACAGAGATTTTCTTCAATATAACCAAAAACAATACTTCTGACTTCATCACATAAAAATTTAAATTGTCTGTTGCTCAATGATCTGCCATCCGTAGGGTTATCATCTCTATCATCTGATCCATCAGGATTTACGTGAGAATCGGGTTCATCATCCCTATCATCATCCTCTGGATCTTGTGATATTTCCTGTGCAGCAATTCCAGCATCGATGACTTCATCTATTCTGTCTAAAGGAATCATATCTTTTGAAATAAAAATACGATCTCCCCCATCGACAGATTCAAGCTGATGAGTCTTTTCTCTGAATTCATTTACAGTTAATGTCGGTAAACCTACATGAATTCTGCCTTCTTGTACTTCAATTAAGCGGTCTCTTGGAATTGGGTTTTGATGTCGGAATTCAATGTCATTACTGAAAGTAGATAAAATACCCTCAGTTAATTCCTCATCCCACATTGTAAGCCGTGGTTGAATTGATTCTCTGTTAAAAGATATATCAGATTGCACATCCCCTGCTCTGCCATTATCGCCAAAACCCAATTTAGATTTAGGTATTCTATATGCAGCAAAAACTTTTTCCCTTGTCCATTGAGCAAGATTTAAAAATTCAAAATCACGATTGGCATACTGTAGTGGTATTGGTTTTAAACCTGAATCTAAAACAGCAACATCATGAAACGTTCCCTGATACTTTCCTTTCCAACGTTCTTTGATTTCATCTGCTTTTTCCTGGTCAAGAGCTTCATCAGTGGTTAATGCAAAATCAATTCTGGCTGAATTTTTAAAAAAATCCCTTTCATATACTTCAATGTAGGAATCAATATCTTGAGCATAAGCTTGTGCTTGGATGGGGCTTGCACCGAGATAAGGCTTTATCGGATGGATGTAATTAAGAAAAATTAACTCACTAATATCGAAACTAACAAAACTGGATGCACCTGTTCTAAAAACATATTTTACTGAAGGATTAATCAAGTCATCGGAAACATCAACCTTTATAAAATCATTCATATTCAAAGGCCAAATTTCCCAAACCTGATTAAGCCTATTATATCCTTTCCATAAAGCAGACATACCACACATATCCAATTGGATCTGACACCATGCCTTTATAAAACGAAAACTCATTAATGGATTAGGATTAAAAAATGGTTTGGTATATGACTTGTATCCTTTGCTTGTTTTTGTCAGTTCTTCTCCGGTGCTTTTTCGATAAAAGGAAAAAGGCAGTGTAGATACTCGATCAGAAATCAAACTGACACAGGAATATGCCCATGACTTATATTCCTGTAATTGAATGGAAGGTTGATTTTTTAAATTTACCGCACCTTCTCCCTTCTCTCTCCTTATTATCGCTGACAATTGTTCATATGATTTTGTTTTAGGTCTAAAATTAATTTCGATTGGGCCTACTCTCATAATTGTCTCCCCACACTTTTACGTTATCATACAAGAGTATGTTTTAACGCTAATATACGTTCGGGCCTTTAGATTTGCGGAATAATTGTTTAACACCTTCTCGACAAAACCAAAGAGACATAACAATATCGGTTGTTTCAAAAAATGGATGATGTTTGAATTCTTGCCATAATTTATGCCAGGGATTTCTTTCATCCAAAGATGTTGATTCAATCTTTTCAGGAAAGCAAAACATCCACTCATTGTTTTCAAGTTCTTTTTCAATGCTTGGCAATCCAGTGATAGGATCAGCTTTATTACGTCCGGTTTGAAAAGGTTCTATTTTAATTCCAAAACGTTTGTACTTATCTTCACCTAAAGAAGATATTAACATATCGATCAATGCTTCTTGAACACCGTTATTTTCAGCCATATACAATTCACAACCATATCTGCGATACCAGCGAAGCATGTATTCCGTAACATCTCCCGAACCTCTTAACATAACCACTTCTTGCGGAACTTTTAAACCTGACTTTCTATGAACTGCCAAACAGGTCATTACTGTTCCTGGCCTTTGCAATCCTGCAAAGTCAATGCCACCGATAAAGAGCCAATTTGATTCGTGTTCGATAGGTGCTTTGGGGGAGATTCCGTATTGACAACAATTTAAAAAGGAAGGAAAAGTTTTATCTGAATCAGTATAAGGAATTAAACGATAACCCCGATCAAAGTCTCTGGTTCCTAATTCCTGGTGCTTCATATTAAGGTCTTTGGTATTAAACTTAGACCACACCGGAAAAAGCATCTCCCTGCCAAAAGAGTCCTTATAAATAAGGTTTTTCTTATCTTCCGTACAGGCAATGGACATCCAAGACCAGATCGGATTTGATTGAATCATTGAAGCCAAATCATTTTCATGCCACTTATTCATCATAACCAATACTTCTGAATCCTGTGGTATCAAACGAGTCAACCAAATGTTTTTAAATACATCTTCTATTTTAACTCTGGTGGTAGGTTCTAATACTGCGGTTTTTAAATCTTGGGGATCATCAAACACCAAAAGGTTTGCACGACCACCAATAGCTAAAGACATTACTCCGTAAGCTTCAACGGTTCCATCTTTAACCATTGTTTTTCGTTTTACGGTGAATCGCTGAGATCCCCAAATTGGGGTAGGTTGAACATGAGGGGCAAAACGATGAAAATCTTCATCTTTTTGAATATAATCTCTAATAGCCCTGCATCTTTTTACTGCTTCAGTTTCAGAAACATGGACTATTTTAATAAGGATATTTGGATTTCTTGCAATTCGGTACAGTAAGTATCCGGTACAGATCTGTTCAGTCTTACCATGACCAAATGCTCCCAGGATGAGATATTTATTAAACCCTTTTGAATTAGCATATCGAATGTAACGATGCATGATGTTATGCACCCCTTCATTCTCGACCAACTCACCTCTGTTATCTTTTAATACGTTTTGAACAAACCACTCAGATTTTTTAGGAACAAGTTCTTCATAGGAAACATTTATAGAAGACGTAATCTCAGCAAGAGATCCTTTAATGAATTTGCGAATATCCTGATCAAAGACAGTTGCCATTTAGCCTAATGCTTGTCCTTTCATTTGTTTGTCGTTTACTTCATACTCCAATAACTTGTTTTTTTGTAGATTGATAATCTCACCGTCAACATCTAACTCATTAATCTTTTGGAGAACCGACATACGAATGAATGGCTCAAGCTCATTAACCGCTTTAAAGATCAGTTTCACCAGAGAGGACAGCTTGACATCATACTCATGGCGAACCGTGTCTTTCTTTGACCACTTATCAGGAAACTTTCTTTCCAAAACCCAGGCTGAAGCATTCCAGATACCATTATCACCAGCATCTTTAATGTTATCAAGGCAAGCTTCTTCACATTTAACCTTACACTCCTGAACGAATTCCTCAAATTCAAAATCTGACCGATACACAGAAAGCATGTAAGGGCTTATACCACAAAGCTTTGCAGCATCTTCAATGTCTAACCCTTTTTGCATATACATGCACAATTTTTCTTTGGTTAAAAAATCTGGTTGTGGAGTGTTGTCTTCTAAGGTATGCTTGATTTTAAGATTCAGTCGTTTTGCCATTTTTATACCTCAAATAA